ATCAGCAACTCGGTGCCGACGAGATCGCCCTCGAACTCGGGCAGGTCTGCGATTTTCGGCATGGTTACTCCTGGGGCCAGAGGGGGTGGGCGGCGACATCGAGCGCGGCCAGCGCGTCGGCGCTGAGGGTGGCGATCTGCGCCTCGATCGCGTCGGAGGCGGAGCGGATCGCATCGATCGCGGCAAAGCGGGCATCGCCCGCCGGCGAAGGCGCGCGCTGGTCGTTCAGCTGGCGCCAGATCGGCGCGGCCGCCTCGATCCGGCGGGTCGCCTCGCGCTTCACGCGGCGGATCAGCGCGGCGCGGCGCGCGGCGATGCTGGTCGAGGGGCGGCGCAGGCGCGGCCTGCCATCCTCGCCCGGTTCGATCGCGGCCCCTTCGCCCTGGGCGGCGAGCAGTTCGCGATGGCGCGCGGGCGTGATCGGCACGGCGTCGGCGGGCAGCAGCGCGTGGATGGCATCGTCGAAGAAGCCGGCGGTGGCGGAGTAGAACAGCGCCATGGATCAGACCCCCACGGCGATGTAGGCGCAGCCATCGGCGGTATCGTCTGCACTGAAGACGCTGAAGCCCGATCGCTCGATGCCCGAGGTCACAAGGACCGGCGGGTTGTCCTGGCTGTCATTGCCGCCGACCGATCCGCCCGCGACCGACACCGAGAAGCATGCGGTGGGAAAGGCGATCGGGAAGAGACAGTTGGTGACGCCATTGGCGGTGGCGGTGAAGCGGCCCCATTGCAGGATGAGGCCGCCGGCGCCGGGCAGGGTGGCATAGCCATTTTCAGCAAGGCTGCGCGCCAGGCCGGACAGCGCCGACGGCGTGACGGCCCGGTCGGTTGCCGCGCCGGTGGCGACGTCGGCCGCGGTGGCGGCCATGACGGTCAGCGTGCGGCTCGCGCTCAGATCGCCGCCGCCGCTGACCAGGCCGGCGCCGGTGATGGTGCGGGCGATCAGCGCGGCAAAGGCGGCGGCAGAATCAGGCTCGCCCGGCGCGATCAGTTCACCCAGAGCATTGAGGACCAGGCGCAGCTTTCTGGGCGAGATGATGCGCAGATCATCGTCGCCGGCCTGTGCTTCTTCCTCTGTGGCAATTTCTGCCACGCCCTTCACGGTTTCGCTGGCCGGCGGCATCAGGAAAGTGGTGTCGCCAAAGGTGATTTCGCCGGCGACGCCGTTCGAAAAGCCGATGTCGAGCGCCAGCAGGAAGAAGGAGATCCTCACCTTGCGGAAGATCGGCGTGGGCTGGCTGTAGATGGCGAACAGCGTGCCGTCATCGAGATAGAGGCCAAGGCCCCGCAGCTCGTAAATATCCTCGCTGACGTCCTGCGCGGTCATGTGGATGACGGTTTCGCTGGTCGGCATGCCCGCGATGGCAGTGATGCGCTTCAACTCGCCGGGCACGCTGGTGATGGTCGGCGCCATGGTGAAAGCGGTTTCGCTGACGCCGAGCGTTGCGATCTGGATGGGGTCCGTGCCGCCGTCCTGGGCATTGACCAGGGCGTCGAGGCCGGCGGCGGTGACCATGAAGAGAGCCGGGTCCATGTCAGACCTCCAGGAAAGCGCCGGCGTGCGTCAGGAACGGCTCGCCGTCGCGGGTTTGCAGGAAAGTGGCCCAGGCGGGATCGAGCGCGCTGGTCTGGTCGGCCTGGGCATCCAGGCGGGTGAGGCCGCCGATCTGCGCGGCCGACACCAGCCAGGCGCGCGCTTCGGCCTGCAGCTTGAAAACTGCCTGCATGTGCGCACGGACGGGCTTCACCTGGGCGATGTCGCGCAGGATCTGGCCGACCAGCTTTTCATCGTAGAAGACGTCGCTTTCCGACAGCAGCGGCAGTTCCAGACGGAAGGAGAAGGGATCGAGCGTTGCGCGATCGTCGAACCATTCAACCATCTTGATGAGCGGATCGAACCGATCGAGGACCGTGCGCAGTGAGGCGGGCGTGCCCTTGCGGCGCTGAAAGGCGATGGCATCGGCGACGGCAGCGCGCTTGACGGCTTCCGGCCAGGATGCATCCCAGATGTCCACCGAAAGACCCCAGGCGAGCCAGGGCAGATGCGACATGGGGCATTCCCAGGGCGACCAGAGTTTGCGCAGTTCGACGGGCAGGTCGAGCAAATCGGCGGTGACCTGTGCCAGCGCCTTCTGCAGGCGGGTCGATCGCGGCGGCAGCAGATCGCTCATTCGCCCACCCCAGCGAAGCTGACGTCGATCGCGGTGCAATAGGGGGCCTGCTGCCGTGAGATGATGATGTCGGCCGCCGGCGCGGTCAGCTCGACCCGCTGCACACCATCGACATGGAGGGCAGCGAAGATGCCGGAGCGCGTCACGTCACGGCCCAGGCGATGACATTGGGCGACATAGGTTTCGAGCCGCGCGAGCGCGGCCGCGCGAACGACTTCGGCGTCGGGGCCGCGAAAGGTGTAAAGCGTCGCGACGACCGCATAGTTGACGATCGTGGCGGGCTGGACCGTCACGGCGTCGGTAAGCGGGCGGCGCGTGACGTCGGAGAGATAATCATCGACCGTTGCCACCAGCGCAGGCGACGCCGCGCCGCTGCTGTCGCGCGACATGATCGATACGATGACCTGACCGGGCCAGACGGCGTTCGACAGGGTAGCGATCATGGCGGCGCGCAGATCGGCGGCCGCGCCGTGCGCGTCGAGGACGCCCAGGACGATTGCGCGGATGCTGTCTGGGGTGGGCGTGGTGGCCGCCGCGTCCAGCACATTGGGATCGGCCGACAGGGCGTGGAAGATATAGGCGCCTTCGGGACCGGCGACAGAATAGCCCTCTGGCCCCAGCACCACACGACGGCGGAAATCGGCGTCGCTTTCCATGACCGCCGGCGTTCCGGTCGCAGTATCCGCGGGCGTGAGGGTGAAGCGGGTCACGCCGAAGATGGCGGCGATATTGTCCAGGTCGGCGCCCACCGCATGGGCGGGCATGACGGCGCGCGCCGCGTCGTTGACCCGCTGGCGCAGCAACTGGGCGAAATAGGCCAGGACCAGCAGTTGCTTTGTCGCAGGGTCGCTTTCCCGCGCCTCGAAATCGGGCATCAGCGTGACCATGCGCGCCAGCGCATCGGCATAGATGGTGTCGAAATCGAGCAGTTCGATTATGTCGGGCGAAGGAAGGCGCGACAGATCGACAGCGGTGAAAGTTTCATCGGCCATGAGGCCCATGTCGTTGAGACGACTAAGCCGTGGCTATGGAGCGCATATGGAGAGGGGGCCTCTCCATATGCCGGTGCAAAATTTGTGGCCAATTTCAATCGGTCGAAAAGGGAGCGCCGATCAGATTCGAGGTATCTCTCCAATAATGGACAGATTACGGATGGAGGAAGCCTGCGGTTTCCGGGGGCGCTACAATTACCGGGGCGGAAACTGTAATTCGGCAAGGCCAATCATGAAATCTTCTGAAAGAGATAGGCCTTTGGCAGTCAGGGATAAATAGACTCTGCGTCTGTCTTCAACATCTTCTTGGCGCTCGATCAGGCCTAGAATTATGAGTCTGTCGATATGCCGCAAAGCTGTACTGGTTGGGGCTGCGCTCGCTATGCACGCGCTCGTGACAGATACCCGGCGATCTCCATCGGAGGCGGCATAAAGGTCAATCAGGATATCCCACGATGGATCGTGGAAGAGATTTGGCCAAACCCGTTCGCGTTTACGACGCAGTTTGATGTAGCGACGTGCGACTTCCGCGAATGACCCAAAAGGTGGCGCAACGTCGGAGGATGCTCCCGTTGTTTCCATACCCATCTCCCTGTTATGAAGGACATTAGCCTTCAATCGGAAGAGAATACAACTTCAGTCTCTCTGGTCGCTAACATGGATTGCTTGGTCCCAACCTTTAAGGAAATCCAAGCCCGTAGCCAGATGAATTGCCGCTGCCGTCAAGCCGAGTTCATCACAGATTTGTAATGCACTCTCCACCAAGGCGATGGCATCCTCGCGGTCGGGGGCTGCGTATTTGGCTATGTCCTTTGGCATAGGCTTTCATATCTCAAAAAAAGCACCAGCGCGAGGGATTTGCGTAAAACCTGCAACATGTAGTCGTGCAACTCTGCGGACGGTCGAACGTCGTGGAAATCCAACGACTGAACCCGTCTTCAGTCCGTTGCAGGATTAATAAAAAATTAGGATTTGGCTACACTCTTCAGTCCAATTTTAGTTCCAAAAGAAAAGCATGTCATTTTGGAAGCAGTAGCAAACGACAAGGATATCCCTGCTGATACAGTTTCGAATGCAATCTGATGGATCAATTTGATCGTCAGACGGGGCATCAGAAGGGAGAAGATCTATGGCTACTTTGAACGTAGATGTTGGCGATAGCGATATTGTCATCGATGGTGGTGACACGACCGATGACAACAATGTCATCAATATCACGGCGCTCGGGTCATATACTCTGACGGTTGATGGGGTGAATGCCTCGGTCGAATCGATCGTGCCGATCGCTCTCGGAATTGCGCCGACCTTCCAGGCCATCAACGGAGGAAACCTGTCGATCGATTATGGCAGCGTCGGAGCCTCAATTCTCTCAGGCGTAACCTATAATGTCGGCCAGGGCTCCTCAATCTCGGTCGAAGGACCAGACATTTTGGGGCTGACTTTGGGAACGCAGACCGTGAACTTCTCGGGAGCAGGTGCAAGTTCCTTTTCTTATGAAAGCGGTCTTATCGACACCATCAGCTCGATGAACGTCACCGGGTTTAGCTGGGGCGATAGTCTCGCCGTCGACGGTTACACGTTCAGCAACTTCGCTTATGATTCCGCTGCCGGGAACGCCACGCTGACATTTGAAGAGGGTGGCATTCTTGGTGGCAGCTTCACATACAATCTCGAAGGCATCGATGCGGACCTTGCAGCCGCCATCCAAGCAGACCCAGGCAGTTTCTTTGTGAACGGAGAATTCGTCGCCCCGGTCTGTTTTTTCAAAGGTTCGCTGATCAGTACCGAGCGCGGCGCGATAGCTGTCGAGGATCTCCAGATTGGCGACAAGGTTCGCGGACTGACCGGAATGCGGGAAATTCGTTGGGTCGGCTATCGCCATGACTGGGTGCGACGCATCCCGGAACAAAACCGGATGAAATTCTGGCCAGTGGTTATTACCAAGGGGGCGATCGCGGACAATGTACCGAGCGCCGATCTGAGAGTTTCGCCCTGGCACCACGTCTACGTGGACGGATTACTCGTTCGTGCAAACGACCTGGTCAACGACCTCACGATCTATCGCGATACGACTGTGGAGAAAATTTCCTATTACCATGTCGAGCTTGATCAATTTGACGTGATAGAGGCTCATGGCCTTTACTCGGAATCCTATACGAACGGCGGCAATCGAGACTTTTTCCAGAATGCGGACGTCACCCAGATCCAGCCGCATGACCGAATTCGACGCAAGGGCGAGCGGCCGGGTTTTCATGCGGTTCGCGAAAAGCAGCTCTGCAAAATTTTCCAGGAGCGCTATCGGGAACGGGCCGAGATGATTCAGGCCCAACGTGAAGTGCGCCTTCAGAAGATTGCATGATCCTTTGCCGGCGCCGGGTCGGTCCGGCGCCGGCATAGCCACCATTGGAAATTCCTGAATTCACTGCGATTGCGGCAGCGACCGTATATCGGCGGGGTAGCTATGTTTTACGACAACGGCATCATCGTAGCGGACTGGCAGCGCGGCATTGGGAAAGAAGGTGACTGGGGTGAGCGGCTTAATAGCGAACTGATCCACAAGCTTTCGGGCCTGCCTGTCGCTCACATCAAGGATGTGACCGGATGGCAAAACAGGCCTGTCTTTCGCGTTATTGGTGGCAACCTCAAGTCTTTGTCCGATAATGACATCATATGGGGCATGGGACTGAGTGGCCCGGCGTACGAGGCAGAAAAAATACCGTCCCAGATTTGCGCGGTACGAGGTCCCCTTACCCGTGAGCGGCTGATGGATGTCGGCATAGCATGTCCCGAAATCTATGGTGATCCTGCGGTGCTATATCCGCTTATCTTCCGCCCGGAAGTTCAGCCGCAACATGATTTTGGCATCATCCTCGATGGCGGAGAGGCATCTGGAATAGGCTCAATTGAATTGCCAGCCAGCGGATCAGTGCTTCATATTGATATCTGTGGAGGGCTGCAGGAAGTGGTCCGCAGTATCTTGTCCTGCAAGATTATTGTTTCGGCTTCGCTTCACGGCATCATATGCGCCCATGCCTATGGGCTGCCCGCCTACTGGATGACAGCCGATGATCCGCCGCACGGCAACTTCGAGTTTCTCGATTATTTCCGTTCGATCGGGTGGGATGAGGTTGAGCCTACGAGGTTGAGTGCTGAATGGCGAATGCAATTTGGTTCCCTCGTAGAGCCTGATCGGCCTATGGTTAACGGATTGATGTTAATCGATAGTTGCCCCTTCTTGTCGTCTACACGAAAGCAGCACTGGAAAGGAAAGCTGGTGCGGGGCAAGGCAGGACGGCTGCGTGGTACAATCTTCCATTGATATGGAATTTGGCAGTGACCAAGCTGCGACGAAGGCGCCGGGTGTCCCCGCGATATTCGTTTGCCCGGTCAACCCGAGAAGCAAGTATCTTCAACTTTTTTCGGCGGCCTTTGGTAAAAATTTGCGCTGTGTCGCTGGGTCGCCAGATTTGATTGAAGATGCTATAGAACATGCGCATAGCGGATTGCTACATATTCAATGGGAAGAATTCTTTTTCAAAAGATGTAAAAGTCAATCAGAAGCAGATTTATATTTGCGGAATTTTGAAGAGCTAATACATTGCTATATTGAAGCTAAAGGAAAGATTGTCCTAACGATACACAATCTTCAGCCGCATATCATTCGGTTTCATGAACATTTCCGCGTGGCGCGAGCGCTGCTTATTAAAGTCGCATCTGCAATTGTAGTTCATAATCGTGCGAGCGCCGACGCCATTCAATCCATGTTTCACTGCGATCCGCAGCGTATCCATCAGATACTGCATCCTAGTTCTGTGGGCGTATACGAAAGCGCGGCAGACGCTCTCACCAGCATCGACGGCGGACACGACGAAGACCTGCTGATATTTGGTCGAATCCGGCGGCAGAAAGGTATCGCAAGGGCAATCGCCGCGCTGCCAGAGCAGTTTTTGAAGGAGCATGGTCTCACGCTCGCAATCCTCGGCCAGGGCGAGCACGCTGCGACTCTTCAAGTGGAGCATGTCGGACGTCGCGACATATTATGGGAGATCGGCTATGTCCCTGACATCGAGGCTATCCATCGGCTGCGGCGGGCAACCTGTTGCATTTTGGCCTACAATCACTTCCTGACGTCGGGGGTGGCGCACCTCGTGCTGTCTGCAGGGGGGCTGTATGTGGCACCACGCACGTCTCAGCATCTTGACCTGCTCCCTGCCCGCAACCATCGCTTTCTTTATCGCGACAATGATGATGAAGATTTTCGTCGAGCAGTCACCGAAGTGTCTGCATTGTCCAAGAGTGAAAGGCGTCAATGTCGGTTGGCAAATTACCACCGAGCTATTGAGATCGCTCCAGAGCGGGTCGCTCCTCAACTCGCCGATCTATACCGCAGCCTGCTGCAAATGAACGATTTTTCCGCTTGAGTGGATGAGCGCCGCAAGTGATAAAACATTCGCGCCGCTCAGCAATCTTGCTTTTTCACTAATCACGGCGGCGACCCCGTGCTTCAGTAAGGATCGGCATGTTTTACGATAATGGCGTGATTGTAGCGAACTGGCCGCGAAGCAAGGCGGTTAAAAATAATTGGGGTGACAAGCTCAATAGTGAACTAATCCAGAAGCTTTCGGGCCTTCCCGTAGCTCATCTGAATAACGTGAGTGGATGGCAGGATCGCCCCGTCTATCGGGTGATCGGTAGCGGTTTGGCGTCAATGTCCCCCAACGACATTATTTGGGGAATGGGCTTCATTGATGCGACCTCCATGCCCGCTTCATCTGCGGCGCAGATTTGCGCTGTTCGTGGTCCATTGTCTCGCAAGCGTCTGCTGGAGATGGGGGTTAACTGTCCCGAAATATATGGCGATCCTGCCGTGCTGTATCCGCTCATCTACTGGCCAGGATCCGAGAAGATTTATGATTACGGTATTATTCTCCACTGTCGAGAAGCCGGCGTTATCGATCCGATCCAGCCAATTCCCGGCGCCAGCGTGTTGCATATCGATATCTGCGGCGATTTGGAGGACGTTGTGCAGAAAATACTGTCATGTAAAACAATAATTTCTAGTTCTCTTCATGGTATTATCTGCGCGCATTCATACGGGATACCCGCATATTGGTTGAAGGCAAGCGACCTTCCTCTTGGTGATGGCTTTAAATTTTATGACTATTTTCATTCTATCGGATGGGAAGACGTCGAGGCGACGACTCTAAGTCCCACCCGACAAATTGAATTGAAATCTTTGACCGAGCCGGAAAAATCGCTCATCGACGGGGCTCAATTGATTGATGCCTGCCCTTTCCTGCCCTTGGTGCGCAAGCAACTTTGGAAAGGCAAGCTCGCGCAGTATAAAAACAATGGAATGAAGGGGACAATTTTCCGCTGAACATGTCTTACCAACTGGTAACATCGTTAGCGTAATATTGTGCATGTCGATCAGAATGAATTCAGATGGGCATGTAGCAAGTCCAACATTGCCTCTCGATCAGACGCATCAACTCCAATCAGTTCACGCCTTGGATAGCCCATTGCCTGGGCGCGCGGCGACGGCTTGTCGCGCAGGCCGTAATGGTGGATCGAGGCGATCGCCGACGCTTTGCCAGAGAAGCCGACCCAGAAGCCGCGATCGTCGGCCTGGCTGCGCAGATATTTGCCGCTGGCGAGGCGGCGAAACATGACCTTGCGCCGCAGGCCGCCGCGACGGCGCAGCGTGCCGCCAGTCCGGTTGCGATGCTCTTCTGGCACAGGCAGCCATTTGACCACCTTGGAAAACTCGAAGGATCGGATCGCACCTGCCTCGATATCGAAGCCGGTCATCATCTGGTTGCTGCCCCAGGTGAAGCTTTTCATGATCACGCGGCGCGGCGCACCGCCACCGCCCGAGGGGTAGAGGAAGCAGGTTGCGCCGCGCCCGGTAACCGGCTGCGGCTTGGCCTTGCGCGGTTCGAATGCCGCGCCGGCAGGATCGCGCTGGGCGGCGATGCGCGCCCGATTGGCCTGGGCAAGGTCGCGTCCCATGCGGCGCAGGATCGTGCGGCGCTGCGACGCCCCCAGGCTGCGCAGCAGGGAGCCGGCAAGCCGCTCCAATTCCTCCAGATCATCGCTCATTGTGCAATGTCCTCGCCATTGGCGATGATCGCAGCGAAGGACGCAGTCACGCCGGCGAAGCTATCGACCAGGCCGACTTCGGGCGGATGCGCGATGTCATAGCCGGTGCCGGCCTGGTTGGGCGTGACCACGACGGATTCGGTCAGGTCGATCGAGATCAGCACGTCGGACAGGTCGCCATCGAGCAATTCGCATTCGAAGCCGAAGGGCTGACTATCATCGCGGCGCAGCAACTCGGGCTGTTCCTTTTCGATCCAGGCGAGCAGGGGCACGATGATATGGTCGGCGTCGCCGGCAAATTCCCAAAGGCCTACCTTCAAGGTGTAGCGATAGGTGAAGGACAGGGTGCGCGATCGGCGCGCCTCCACCTGGCCGCCCTCGATCCAGACATGCAGCCGATCGGGATGCGTCTTGTAATCGGGCAGATAGGCGGTCACCCATTGCCGCAGACTGTCGGCCTTGCGCATTGATCAGCGCCCCGCGCAGGCGCCGGCGCGGGCCTGGTCCTGCAGTTCGACAAGCGTCGCGCGAATCTGGCCCGCAACGTCATAGAGCGCGGCCAGGCTGGCATGGCACTGGCCGCCGGTCATTTCACCGCTGGGGCCGCGCTGGACCATTGGCAGGCGCGGCGGCGATGCCAGCAGCTGGGGCGACAGGTTCGCCGTTGGCCGTGGCTGCGGCACGGTCGAGCAGGCCGACGCCATCAGCATCAAGGCAGACATTGCGATAGACCGGCCGCTCGATGACCTTCTGGCTCTCATGGTAGATTTCCCTGACTGCGCCCTGCCGGGCATATTCGGTGGCCTGGTGCTGCTGCGCGGAAGCATCGATCTGCGCCTGCAGCTTGGCCCGTTCGGCCTCGCGCGCATCGTCTGCGCGTTTCTGGGCTGCCTGTTCCTGGGCGGTGCCCACATGGACGCCATAGGCAAAGCCGCCGATGCCGATCAGACAGGCGGCGAGCGCGGCGCCCAGGGCGAGGCGGACCGTCATGTGACCCGGTTCCGGAACCATCCGAACACGAAATCCTCATTGGCGGCGCGCGATCGGGCAAGCATCTTGTAGCGCTCGCCCTGGGAGCAATTGAGGGCGCGGAGCATGACCCGTTCGGCATCGGA